AAAGTGTCCTCCTGGATTTCGTAGGACATTTCGTGGACGCGCTTGCCGCGCCGGTCGACGAACAGCGTTGCGGTGTCGACCTCTATGGGCCGAATGCCGGGCGCCGAGCCGTACTTGGTCGGCCACACAACCTTGATGTTCAACGCCGAGAACGGCGCCGGGGTCGTGAAAGACGTGACCATCGGCTGCGCGATTGCTTCGCCCTCGGCCGTCCCGATCTGGAGGCCGCGATACATCGGCTGGAGCCAGTTGATCGCCGTGACCTGTTGCTCGATCAACTGGTAGGCGAAGCCGCTGGCATCGGTGACGGTGCCGTCGATCTCGGAAGGCGTGAACGTGTCATAGACCTGAGACACGCTAAAGCAGACGAAGTTCGGCATGGACGGCGGGCCGGCCACGGCCAGGCGATCCTGATAGTAGGCGCCGCACGTCGGCCAGCCGGTCGTGTTCGAAAACAGGCCGAGCCTCCAGCGGACAATGGGGGTCGTGTCGGGCAGCGCGAAGCCGTTCAACGTGACGGTGATGACGGTCGCCGAAACGCGGCTCACGATGGTCGCCCACCTCCAATGGAAGTCGGAGCCCATCACGCGGATCGTGCGGCCGACATCGGTCGACAGGAAGCCCTGGCCGTTGTTGATGGACACGGTGCCAGAGGCGGTGAGCGTGATCGGCGTCTGACTGACCGGGGCGACGTGATAGGAAAGCTGGCCGAAGCCGCTGTTGCCGCTCGCGCCGTTCGATCCGGTCCAGATCATCTGGTAGTAGGAATAGGCCACGGTATTGGTCATCGAGTAGTACCGCGTCTCGCCTGCGGCCCAACCCGTTTCACCCTGGCGGCTGTCAAGCGTCGTCCAGTTCACGCCGTCATTCGAGCCCTGGATTTTCCAGACGTTCGGCATGCGGTCGAGCGTCGTGCCGTCCGCTTGGGCCGTCAGCGCGTAGGCGTCGACAACGGCCGACTGACCGGACGGCATCTGGTAGATGACGTTGCCGTTGCTGGATGCGACGTTGATGAGCCCGTTCGAAACACGGTCGAAGACACCGTAGGCACTGGAGGAGCCGCCGAAGCCGGACACGGTGCCGTAGGGCGTCGTGTTGCTCGTCATCTGCGGCGTCAGGCTGGCAGTGTCGCTCGGGGTCAACGTGACGCCTTGCGGGTCTTCCGTCATGTACGGCCCGTCCTTGAAGACGAACGGCACGAACGCCCAATTCGTGGCGCCGGAGCGCGTGAGCTTCTGCGGCTGGTAGTTGCCGTGAAACAGAGTGATGATGTCGGCCTCATGCAGGGCCGTGACGTTGGGCAAATCGGCCGCCTGATACGGAGAGGCCAGCGCGTAGACGCGCGCCACCTGCGGCGAGCCGGAGAATGCCGGCAGCGTCGTGCCGTTGAAGCCGGACAACTGGAAGGTGTTCGCCGTGGCGCCGGCCACGGTGAAGACCTGATTGAGCAGGGCGGTGTAGGGGCCGAGCGCCGGGAACACGACCTGATCACCGTTCGCGTAGCCATGGCCAGCGCTGGTGACGGTCGCGGGGTTCGCTTGGGTGATCCCGGTGACTGCTTTTGACGCCTCGACGACAAGGCCGCGGTTCGTCAGGAACCGGCACTTATTGCCATTGATTTCAATCATGTAGCCCTGGGTCGGGCTAAACTCGAACTCGAACAGGCGGCTGGTCTGCGTCTCGTCCTGGACGGGCGCAACGAAGCGCGAGCCATCCCGCTTGGTCGCCGGACCCTGGACGATGGGGCGCATGTTGGTGCATTCGCGCAACGACAGCGGATACTTGTCGAGATCGACGCGGCCATACATGTAGGGCGAGATTTCGCCATTGTTGAAGCCGGCCTGGATAGGGGCAGCGCGAGCCATATCAGCGCCTCACGATGACGAAGCTGTCCTCGGGGGTGCGCATATCCGGGGCCTCAATCGCGTTGACGCGCTTGGCCTCGGCTATCGCCTGCATGTAGTCCTGCTTGATGTCCTGTTTCTTCTGCGTGCTCGTCGTGACGAACTCGGTCAGTTCCAGGGCCATCGCGCACGACAGCGCCTTGACGAACTGCGGATCGAACAAGCCGGGATCGGGCTGGCAGATGTATTGAAAGTTGATGGGGCTGTCCTCGTAGGTCAGCACCATGTTTCCTTCTATCCTGCGCTGCTCGTACTTGGTCTTGATCATCCGAAGGAAGTCGTTGGGCAGCTTATACTGGTAAAGTTGCGGAGTATCGAACGGCGCCGTTTCGTCGGCCCAGGTCGGGCCTTCGGCGCCGGGACTGTCGGGCTCATCATCGTCGGTGCCGAACGGCGGCGTGTTGCCGTCAGCGGCCAGCACGACGCGTTTGCGGGCGAAGCTCCAGAGGTTGGCGCGAAGCTCCGCATCACGGACGAGCGGATACAGCATGGCGCACACGGCCGAGAGGCCGCGTGCGTCTTGGAAGGGCGGTTCAATGCTGGCGATTGAAGGCTGCCCGAGACGGAGCAGCCCCCAATTGCAGATGTCGATGGGGAGAGCCAAAGACCCGCCCTCCTATTTGCTGTTAGTCGGTGACGTAAGCGATCCAGCCCTTGAGGGTGGCGCCGTTCGGCACCTGGGCGCCGGCAACGACCGCCTGGATGAGCAGGGTGCCTTTGCACTCGATCTCCAGGCCGGAGATATTGGCGACCGCGTTGGTGCCGACGCCGAGGGCGGCGGTGCCTGCGGTGGCCACGGCCAGGGTGTCTTCGATGGCGGCCGGGGCGGCGGCGATGACGGTGCCGTCAAGCTCCGTATAGCCGGTGTGGCCAATCGACAGCGTTGCGCTCGCGCCCCAGGCGGACCACTCCGCATGGGACAGAGCCGGGATGATGCGGTAGTGAGCCGCACCGAGCTTCACCAGGTCCATCGTCGAACCGATGTCGCCAGCGCCGACCTGCGTGAAGTCGAAGCGGGCAATGCGCAGTTTGGCCAGGTCCACGACCTCGTTCTTCACAGCCGGAAGTGCGAGCGCGTTGGCAACCTGGGTGGACTGCTGAGCAGTAACAGTCATTGGAGGTTTCCTTTCGAAAGGGGTTGCCAGGCCGGCACCATTGCCGGCCAGGCTGCTACCGACTTAGAGGGTCGGGTCGCACTTGATTTCGAGGACTTTGCCTTCCTGGACGCGGGTCGCGCCGGCCGTGAAGGTCATGTGAATTTGCGTCAGGTAGTCCTTGTCAGGACGCGGGCCGATGCGGGTCACAAGACCCTCCCACTGACCGTAGACCATGCCGGACTTCACCCACACCGGGCAGCGGGTGTAACCGTTGCTGTCGACCGGGATCGCTTCGGACTTGATGAACTTGAAGCCCATGAAGGTGTCGACTTCGCCGCTCACCAGGGCCTTGACCTGGTTGTAAAGCTGGTTCGTCACCTCGGTCGTGCCGAGCAAGTCCTGCTCAGCCTTCGCGTTGATGCCGACGTAGGCTTCCTCGGCCTCCAGATCGACGAAGTTCTGCTTGAGGATGCGGCGAGCCGCACGAAGCTTCGCAATCGTCAGGCCGGAGTTGGCGGCCGAACCACTCTCGACGTAGTTCACGGCGATGGTGTTGTTGGTGTTGAACGGGGTGGAGGTCGCACCGCGAACGCCGGTCTGCGCATTGGCGAAGAACGCCGGCAGAATGAAGTCGTCGATGGCGCGGCCATAGGCCATCCGGCCGGCTTCCGCGTAGGCCGACAGCGGACTGTCGAGCATGCGAAGCTCGTCCTGGCTGTCGACGGCCATGGCGAGCACCTTGTCGGACGGGAAAATCCACCTCTGCTGATGGATCAGATCGTCGAACTGAGTGTCGGAATGGCGGGTCGTCTTATCGCGGAACGCCACGTCGCCGAACTGCTTGACGACCTGGGCGGACTGGCCCTGGTAGGGGCGCATGGTGACGGCGGGCAGGAACTTCGGACCCGTCCGCTGGAGCAGCATTTCAACGTTGTGCGTGAAGCTGTCGTTAAAATGCGCGGGGATTTCAAAGGGTTGCATGGGAGAACACCCGAGATAGAGTTGAACCGATGGGGTTGGTTCGGGGTGTTCGGCGCGGAGCCCGGCCCGAGGTGGACAGGTCAGCGGCCCGGCAAAGCCGGGGTGTTCGCTCAGCCTGACAAGTCGGCGTCGGAATGAGGGAGCCGTGGGGCGGAGGAGGCGGAGAGGACGCCCCACGGCTCGGGTCACGAGGACGCTCGGAACTTGTCGAGCATGATTAGATTAACGTATCACGATTAGAAAAGTCAATCACCTAAATCAGCCGGCAATCGACTTTTTCGGTTTGAGTCCGGTCAGCACGTATTCAGCCAGCGTGTCGGCCGCCTCGACCGTGCGCTCGACATCGTACACGGCGCCCGAGGCGACGGCTCGCGCCGTCACTGCCTGCACGCATGCGAGCCGGACTTGCTGCTTCAACCTATCGTCGGTTGTAGCGACCGGAGCCGGCTTGGCGGCCGGGGCGGGGGTCTTAGCGCTTGCCATAGGCGATCCTCTGGAGGTCGGCATGCTTCCGGTTGTTGACCTGGTGCATGGGGTTCTTGGGATCGAGCAGGCTGTCGACGAACGCCTTGTCGGCGGACAGCTTGGCCAGTTCGACGCGGGCCGTCTCGGGCGTGGCGAACGGGCTGGTCGGGCTGCCGTCGTGGAAGGTCGCTTCGCCACCGATCCGTTCGCCGAGCATCGCCAGGAACTCCAGGTTCACGGCCGGGCCATTGGCGACATCGAGGCGATCCAGGAAGTCTTTCTGGATGCCGAGCGCCTGGACGGCCTTCCGACCGTTGGCGATCATCGTGTCATACTGGCCGGCGCCCTGGGCGTCATACTTGGCCTTCAACTGCGTGATGGCCGTCTCGTTCTTCGCCTGGGCCTCGGCGGCCTCGCGCGCGGTGCGCTCGGTCGCATAGGCGATGTTCTTGTCGGCGAGCATCTGCGCCTGATCGGGACGCAGGCCGGCTTCCTTGAACCAGCCCTTGGCGACCTCTACGAAGGATTGATCGGCGTTGACGCCATCACCGAACTTGAGATCGTACTTGGTGTCCGGCGTCACGCCGTTCACGGTGCGATACCAGTCCGACATCTGCTCGGGCGTGGCGTCGGCCTTCGGCCGCTCGATCACATCGCCGCTGCCGGCGTGGATGCGGTTGAGGTTGTAGTAGGCGGTCGCGACATCGCCGGGGGTCTTGTAGCCCTTGGCGACCATGAGGTCACGGGTAGGGCCTTCGGCGACGCTGGTCAGCCAATCGGTCGCGGCCGGAGCCGCCGGTGCAGCGGGTGCCGCCGGGGCTGCCGGGGCTGCCGGGGCTGCGGGGGTGTTGGTAACGACTTCGGTCATAGACTACTCCTCTACTTTCCGGGGGTTGAATTTCTCGCGGTTGTACTTCGCGTACAAAGTCGCGCTGTCGAGCGTGCTGTAATCGATGATCCGTTGCAGGACTTCCTGCCGGCCGATCAACACGTCGGTCATGCGCTGGTTCGGGTGGTAGACCCCCTGATCGAAGTGGCAGAACTTCATGAGGTCATTGAGCACCACGGCCTTGTCGCCGAGGGGATCATCGTCGGTATTGAAGACGCGCGAGTATGCCTGACTGCGCCGGCTGAAAAGGTTTCGAACCAGCGCGTATGCCTTCTCGATTACATCCATTATCCAGCACCAGGAGTGGGGCCAGCCGCCTTAACCAGGCCCGACAGAGCGGGCGCTGCGGCGAC